AAGGCGGCAACGTATTTAAAGACTCAACAGGTAAGCCACTTACTCGTCGTATCAACCAAGCTGATGTCATGCCCACTGCACAGTGGCTAGAACAGATCACTGGACTAGATCTCACAACAGACAAAGACAAACGCGATGGCAAACCCGTTAAGTGGTTAGGATCAACTGGGCGCAAAGCAGACTCTGGTGACTTGGATATGAGTGTTGATGCCGGTGAAATGAGCAAAGATCAATTGGTAGCAGTACTAACAAAATGGTGCAACAGTAAGGGCGTAGATCCTGCACGTTATATCAAGAAAACAGGTTCAGCAGTACATTTCTTTACTGCCATCAACGGTAATCCCAAAAACGGTTTTGTGCAAACAGACTTTATGTTTAGCAACAAGCCACGTTGGACACAGTTTGTATTAAGCAACGACCCACGTAGCCAGTACAAAGGTGCCTTGCGTAATATTATGATGAACAGTATGGCCAAAGCCATGGGTTACAAGCTGAATCAAAACGACGGCATTATGGATCGTGCCAGCAACGAGTTGATCACAGACGACCCTTCTATGGTGGCACAAATGCTACTGAGTCCCAACTCTTCTGTTGCTGATCTTTACAGCGTGGAATCTATCTTAAAAGCCTTGGAAGCAGACCCAAAACGTGCTGCAAAAATTGCTGACTTCAAAGCACACATGGAACGAGAAGGCCTACAGTTTGACGAAGGCATTTACGAAAGCACAGAACTCTATACTGAATATACAGAAGTCAGCTTTATGGCCCGCTTGCGTGACCGTATTGTAAATCAAGGCATGGCAGTTATAGTGGAAGGAGTGCGTATTGAGCACCCTGAGGACATGATATTTGATCAGCGACCCAGTGCTGGCTTAAAGCAAGCACTAGATGGTATTGTTGCTGCTGCAAAGAACCCAAATGAAACCACAGTCAAGTGGGATGGAAAGCCTGCCATCATATTTGGACGTAAACCAACAGGTGAATTTGTATTAACAGACAAAGCTGGCTTTGGCGCCAAGGGATATGACGGATTAGCTACCAGTCCAGAACAGATCGCACAAATTATGAACATGCGTGGCGGCGAACGCGGAGAACTGATTGCATTATATCAACGCCTATTTCCTATGTTGCGCCGTGCAGTACCCCAGGACTTCCGTGGATATATTCAAGGCGACTTATTGTACAGTCAGACCCCAGAACTGGTCGGCAACAACTATGAGTTTACACCCAACACAGTAAAGTACACTGTACCTGCCGACACAGATCTAGGTCGTAAGATTGCACAAAGCACTGCGGCTGTTGCTATACATACCAGTTTAGCAGCACCGGGCGCAACACCTACACCAATTCGTGCTGCTGCGCTAGCACCAAGTCCAGGACTGTTAATTTTAGATCCCAGTCTCAAAGAGCCACGCGAAATTAAATTAAACGCCAACACAGTCAAAGATGCTACTCAACTATTAACACAGTATGGAGCAGCAATGGACCAGTTGTTTAATCCTGCAGAATTACGTGCTCGTAGAATCAGTGACTTCCCTGCACTGGTTAAAACATACATCAACAGTCGTGTTCGCAGCGGCAGCTATGACAACTTGATTGGTGGGTTTGGTAAGTGGGTGCAAGAAAAAGCACCGACAAAAGCACCGCGCATTTTTGAATGGGCTACAGAAAACAAGCAAGCAGTGGCAGCACTATTTCAAGCGTTCTTAGAAATATCCAGTCTTAAAACTGAAGTAGTGCGTCAGCTGGATGCACAAGCACACGATGTACAGGCCAGCATCAACAACGAACCCGGGCATGAAGGATACGTAGGCAACGGTATGAAGTTTGTGGACCGTATGCGTTTTAGTGCTGCAAACTTTGCTAAAAACAATCCTGAATTAGGATAGGTACCCGGGTATTTTTGCCATTTGGTATAAATAAGTGTAGGGACGAAACATTCCCACTTAAAAAAGGAGCTTTAAAATGGCATATTTTCCACCAGCAAACGGTGATGCACAACCGGTATACGCATTAGACATCAACAACGGCCCTCAAGAAGGCGATATCTCTACCGCTGCACTAGTGCAGATGGCAGGTCCTAAGTTAGACTACTTCAAAGTTATCGTTCAGAACGGTTCGCAACAAGCAGTTGATATTACCAATCAGTTGGGTAACGTAACAAGTGGTGTTTTCACACCAGGTGTTGTTGTTCAAATCAACCAAGCTATTCAGCGTACAGCTACAATCGCTATGTACCAAGTTGAAGCTGACACAAGCGGTCAGATCAGCTACGGTATCTACCCAAGTGGTGCTTGGACTGCTGCTACTCTTGACGCAGCTCTAAAAGCACTAGGTAACGTTCAGATCACAGCTAGCGATGGCACAGTGACTGGTGTTAACGTTTCAGGTACAGATGTTACTGACGCAGGTTTCAAACTAGCCTAATAGCCAGTTTTGATAACCCGAACAGCCCCGGATTTATTTCGGGGCTTTCTTTTGGCCATTAAATACCTATACTATGCAACCACTCAACCCAATTCCTCTATGGCCTGTTTTAATGTATGATTTTCAATGGGACGAACACAATCAATATCGAGACGAACTTGCTCAAGTCTGTTACGATCTTGAAGCAAAGAAACATGTCAGCAATGTAGCACCTGATGCCAAACGTGGCTTATACGAAAGCGGATTTGACTTTGTATCCACAGATTCTCCTGCTGTTCTTGCGTTCAGTCATTGGGCTAAACAATGCCTGTTCCGTGCTGCTGCTAATATCAATAAGCCGTATTGGCCCCCGGGTATGAATGTCAATGTTGAAATACACGAGTCTTGGTGCCACATTACCCGTGATGGTGGCTATCACGATATGCATGCTCATCCTGGTAGTTCTTGGTCTGCTATCTACTATCTTGATACTGGAGACATGGGCGACGCAAATGACAAAAATGGAGTCAATAGATTTTATAATCCCAACCACTGTGCTTATTCAGATGCTGGGATGGCATGGACAAACCGCAATACCAGTATTGATTTTCAAGCTCAACCTGGTATGATGATTGTTTTCCCAAGTTGGGTACAACATTCTGCTGTTGTTTATCGAGGAACTCAGGATCGCATTGTTATTGCGTTAAATTCCAGAATTACTCGTGCTGATATGAGTTCGGTTAGCATAGCTATATGACCATACGTGTAAAGTGCAGTACCCTATTTGACATAACAGAAACTGGGGTAAAGAATCGTTCCTACAAATCCAAGATAGCATTTAAGGACAGTACTGGTCACGAAATAACTTCGGATGCTGAATGGAACCGTGCTAGAAATCAACAAGGTAATTGGGAAACAATTAATCAAATTATTTCTCTGCGAACTCTGCCAGAAAATATCACAAGTCCTGTACAGGATGCCGATACTGGCATTTGGCATTTTGAATTTGATGTAGTGGATCCAGCTTCAATTTTTTGTGACGGCGACCCAGTAGGATACTTACTAAGCGACTGTGCGGGTGTACCTATGATTTTAGGCCTGGACGAAGCTGCAGGAATATCTGCATTTATGATTAGCACAGGCCCAGACGCTAATATTTGGTTTGACCTAATAGTTCAAAACGACGATAAATAATACATCCTAGGACTAGACATGGTTGATACTACTGACATTGAAAAAAAGAGTTTGGAAGCACATGTTGAATTGTGTGCAGAACGGTATCGCTATCTTGAAGAGAAGTTAGATTCTCTTGAGTCTAGGTCTATCGAAAATAACAAAATGATTTCTGATATAAAGAGTATGGTACAAACAGTAGTAAACAAACGCAACGATCAAATAATTAGCTGGGGTGTAGGCATCATTATTGCACTAGGCAGCGTAATTGGTTGGTTCATAACGCATTACGTGATTAAATGAAAAAACAAGACTGGATTCTGCAACGCTTAGAACAGATTATTGAGCCAGATTTGGCTCATCTGAAATCTAAGATGATACTGGAACACGATAATCAATATCATGTATTTGATCAATATGTGATTGATCGCACTCTAGATAAAACTTATAGAGTTGCTAGAAAAAGATACACAGATAAGAACTTTTCTAGTTTGCCTGTGGCACTCAGTTGGTGCATTGCAGACAAGCGACAGGACACTAATTTATCTTATGCTATACAAGATTTAGATCAAGAATACATTAGAATTTCAAACGATGTGTATGCACGAGAAACTTTGCTAAAACGTATCACGGATCCGGATCGCAGAGAAGTAACACAATTAAAGATTACCACCAAAAA